CTTGAAGTCTGACGCGGATAAGCGGGTTCGCGTACTGGGATTTGATTCTGCAGGCAGGCCCCTGCGCCAGCAGCTAGAGGATGGCAGCTGGGTCGAAGGCATCTTCGTCCCTGCGCAATACGCGTCAGGCTTACCGCAAGTAGCTCCAAATTCTACGTATTTTCGCCGGATTTTTACTACTACGCCGATGATTTATTTTAAGTCGTCTTTGGCGCACGGCCTAGTCACCGGAGCGGCTATGTCAGCCTCTTCAAACACTGGAGATTTCCCGCAGCCATTTAAGAATGGAACTTCTTACTATGTTCGAGTTGTAGATGAAAACACGGTGCAGTTCCACGAGACACGACTGTCTTCGCAAACGGCACAAGCTCCAGTTGCGGTTACTTCAATGAGCCAGGCCAGTAGCCTTCTCTTTACCGACAAAAGAACTGTATCTGCCAGAACACAATTTCAAACACCGCTATCGACAACCCTTACGGATAGCGACTACGTAGCATTCTTTGGCACGACTGTCCCAGCAGCTCTAGTTGCTAATCAAGTCTATCCGATTCGCGTAAACGGCGTCGATAAGTTTGTGGCGTATCCTACTGAAGATGACGCCACAAATTTAACAAACCCGATCGACGTTGCCGATTCTGGGCAAGGCTTAACAGTCCGGGCGCTCAAAAAATCTAACCCCGTCACGACGTTAAATTTCCCGAGCGCGCATAACATGCAGACCGGAGAAGCCGTGACAATCGAGAACGTCGGCGGAACTTTACCGACCCCGCTTCTTTCTGGAATTACGTACTATGTACGCAAGCTGACTGACTTAAGTTTGACGCTGCACACGACCTCAGCTGATGCGAACGATGCAAACGGCACGCCAATCACGCTGACTTCGCCGGGTTCAGGAACAAATTCAATCGTAAAAATTATTCCGGCCACGGCTTCTATCGGCGATTCGCAAAACGTTACTACAACCATTGCGCACAATTTGTCGCAGCCTAGCGGCAGCGGAGCTTCGGCATCCGCGCAGCTTTCTGGTGGCGGCGGAGCTACCGCCACGGCTTCTGTGGCCAGCGGCGGAGTCAGCGCCATCACGGTAAACGATGCCGGTAGCGGCTATGTCACAGCGCCGCTTGTTCAAATTTCCGGTGGAGCCGGTGTTGGAGCTACTGCCCAGGCGGTGCTAAACGGCGGCGCTGTCACGGCTATCACAATTGTTACAGCCGGAACTGGGTACACGTCTGCGCCAAAAGTAACAATCATTGCTGTAGGTGGATCCGGAGCATTGACAAGTATCAATCTCCTTGACGGAGGAAACGACTACGCAAGTTCCCCAATCATTAAAATTACCGGCGGCGGAGGCAGCGGCGCCACGGCTAAAGCTACCGTCTCAGGCGGTTCCGTCACAGCAATCGACATTGTGACCGGCGGAACTGGGTATACCTCAGCACCCACGATCCAAATAATTCCATCTGGCGGAAGCCTAGTCCGGTTTACTAGCAGCGGAACGCTTCCCGCGCCGTTAAGCAACTTGACCGTGTATCGCGTTGAAAGCCCGATGACTGCAAACACGTTTTCAATTTACACGACCGAGCCAAAGCCCGTAGTTCTTACATCGACCGGCTCTGGGTCGCTGTTTGTAGTTGTCAGTCGATCTTTTTCAATTGGATTTTTGCCGCAGTGGCGGCTTGAGGCTTCCGGGTTTAAGACTGGCGATGCTGTTAGGCTTTTTTCCGAAGCCGCGCTGCCGATTACGTCACCGCAAATTGACGCGACTAGCATTTATTACCTTAGGAAAATAGATAACAAAACCGTCGAGCTGTACCCGACAGTTGCGCTAGCCGCGAATAACTCGGTGACTACGGGCCGTATTTCTACGATCTCAACTACGATGGGCCAGAATTATTTTTCAACGCAGCAGAGCGTTGCCGTTATTCCTAGAGACTCGTATCTGGATGTTGACAGCACGGGATACTTAGCAAACTTGTGCGAAGTTAAGTTTTCAAGTACCGGGACTTTGCCGCAGCCCTTGATTGCTAATACCGCGTACAAAGTTACTCCCGTTGAAGGCAAGCTTGAAGTTTACAACACCAGCGGTTTCCGCGTAGCTATAACTGGTATTGGAGCTGGAACCCACTCCATGCTGATTTCTAGAATACTATCACCGCAGCCCGCGACCACGCTAGACGTGCCGGCTCAGTCATTTTCAGCTGGAGACAAAGTCACGCTTGAGACTACGGGAACTCTGCCAAACTTTGCGTCTACTAGCGCTGAATACTTTGTCCGTCCTATCGGCATAGACACGATTGAGTTGTATGTCTCAGCCGCGCTAGCTCAAAATACAAGCTCAAACAGCGGACGAACAGCGTTTTATTCCGTGGGTAGCGGTACGCATCGCTTAACAGAACTTGTTGATCCCCCGATAGTCGCCGCGGTTACTAAAATTGAAAAACCCATGTCTGACGGCTACGTTAGGCTTTTTGCTTGGGATACAGCTAGAGATAACTCGATTACGCTATTGGGCGACCTGCACCCTACTGAAACGCAGCCCGCATACCGCAGAATAAAAATTTCGGCTAAGTCGACCTGGGTTCGAATGAAGTATCGTCGCAAGCATATTGAGTTGTCTAGCGAGCGCGACTTTATTAACTTAGACTCCAAGATGGCAATTCTTTCAATGGTCCAGTCGCAAGAACTACTCCTTCGAAAATTTGCCGACGAATCTGAGCGCTATAGGATTTTTGCGATTGAGTACTTAAACAAGCGAAATCGAGCCCTTGACGGTCCTAGGACTATGCTCATGCAGATCAATGCAGATGTGATGAGCAATCCTACTGACTGGATGGACTAGCACTGACATGCAGTCACCAAAAATCACAGCTGGCCGGATGGTGAATGTCGACGCCGGATGGACGTCGGGAATGAATACTCTTCGGCACCCGTGGCTTCTTCGCGCGGACCAGTATCGGCGCGCTGTGAATGTAAGTAACCGCGGCGGCGTGGCCCAAACGCGTCCTGGGTTTGCAATGCGTTTAATTTTGCCTGAAGGAAATCTTCAAGGATTCACGCATTTTAGGATGACCAAGAATGATTCTTGGGTCGAATACTTGGTAGCTGCAGTCGATGGCAAAGTCTACGCCGTGCCGGACCCATTTAATCAGCCTCGTAATTGGGAAGATTTTAGGATAAAGAACATTCAGTTTAGCTCGGATGCCCCGATGGTTCACTTTTGCCAGGCTGAAAAAACCGTGGAGACGCTTAGCGACCAGACGCTTAAGATTGTTCCGACATACAACATCTTGGTTATGCAAGATGGATCCAGCGCTGCAGCTTTTTGGGACGGGACGGAAAGCCGTCACTTAGACGAGTCTGCGCCTTCGCTAGAAACCCCGCGCGGTTCCTGGATGACTTTTTCTGGTGGTCGTCTATGGGTTGCTCGCGAAAAGATCGTTTTGGCTTCTGACTTGCTTGACCCGCTAAAATTTATTGAAAGAACTCAAGGCGAAAGTCGAGGAGATTTTTCATTCCCAAAGCTTATCACGGGGCTAACTAGCTTTGTTGGGTCTAAGCGCACGGAAGTCGTGACAGTTTTTACTGAAGACCGCAGCGAAATTCTAGAATCCGGAGTCCGAGATCGCGCTAAGTGGGCAAGCACTGACTCGTTCCAGTCAGTTTTGTTTCCGAGTACCGGATGCGTAGCCGGAAGAAGCATTATCTTTCAATCCGGGCTCATGTGGTGGTACAGCGCCGGAGGCCTGGTCGCGTCGGATACCGCGGCTTCAACAAACCTCACTAGCCAGATGAATTTTAAGGATGCCGAAATGGCGTTCTCAAAACAATTTCTAGCGGCAGACCAGTCTGGAATTTGCGGCCTCAGCTTTGAAAACTTTATCCTGGTCTCGGCGCCTATTGGGCAAAACCTAAACTCTGAGACATTTGTGCTGGACTACGCAACCATGAGCGAAGCCTCGGCGGATAAAATCCCAGCGTGGGCCGGAGTCTGGACAGGGATTCGCCCGGTTCAATGGGTTTCCGCGACTATCGGAAAACGTCGCAGAGCTTTTGCTGCTTCGATAGACTACACGACCCTTTCTGATGGAAGCCATAACCATATCTGGGAAGCTTTTATGCCAGAAAGAGAAGACTCATTCTTTGAGCTCTACAGCGACTACACGACCGTTGAATACCGTCGCCCTATCTATTGCGAGTTTGAAACCCGCTTAATCGGCGACGGGCACGACCTAAAACAGTTTGTCTATGCGGATCTAAATCTTATTGAAATAGGGGGTGACGTATCCGTTAAGTGCGACTATCGGGGAATGCGCGGCACCTACAAGAACATCCTCTGCAAGCAGCTAATAGCTCCGTCAGATATTGAAAACACCGGGGCAAAAATCAGCCCCGATGAACTTACGGAGCTTAGCGCGCTAAAAAAACAATCCCGTAGGCTAGCCACGCAAACGGCGCAAGTTCCAATTTCTGCGATAGCTTGCGAAAATGAACACGCCGAAAACATCGATAAAGCTTTTAGTTTGCTGATTCGCTGGTGCGGCCAGCTGGCCGTAGAGTCAATTCGTATTTTCAGTGAGCCCTACGCCGAAAAATCTGAAGGACGCTGCGACTCCGATGAAACTAGTGTTTGCATGGTCGACGAATCTGGCGCTAACCACGTCTACGATCGCCAAGACGGCTACCTGTCTTCAGAAGAGCTCTATTTAGCGGCCAAGCAAGCTTTGTGGGCATCTACCCAGACGTATGCCGAAACTTTGCTTTGCTCGAGCGACTCAGTTACTGGGCCTATCACGGTGACGGCAATTTCTACGTATCGCTCGCAAATTTCCCAAGAAGACGCGGACGCTAAAGCTTTGCTAGCCGCGCAGCAGGCCGCGCAAAGTCAAGCTGCCGCGCTTCGCCCGCAGTATCCTTGCTACTGGGATAGCGTAAAGTTCATAACTAGAAATTGCTTCCGCACCGTTAACGGCCGGGTATTGGCTGTTGCTCGGGGTGCTCAAGATAGATTATTTTTGGGCGGAGATTTTTGGCTGGATAACCAGACTGCTTACGGAAAAATTGAAGGCCGCACGACCAGCGGAATCTTGCTAAGCTCGTTTGCTGTGGCAAATGGCTTTGTAGCTAATGTTTCTGCTGAGCCTAGCTCTATCCAAGTCAATACGCTCGCCGTAAAACCAAGCA